GGCTCACGGCGCTGGTTTCCGGGTGTGACGTTGCTATTCTTCCTGGAGAGCAGAAGTCTTTTAGACGTCGGGCAAAGATGCGGGCCAGCACCTGGGCAGAACGATACAGAGTTCTTCCACCCAAAGTCTCCAGCAAGCCCGGAAAATGGCGCAATAGCACCACCCCGTATTTGACCGCCTTTATGGACGTGGCCGCATTGCCTTTCATCCGCGAGATTGTCGCATGTAAGGGGCCTCAAATGGGCGTGACCGAGGCTGTCCACAATTTCATGGGATACACAATCGACCGTGCGCCGGGTCCGGTGATGTACGTGTTCCCCAATGAAGACATGGCGAGGGAGAATATGCGCGACCGTATTGAGCCCATGATCAATGCGACACCGCAGCTGCGCAAATATCTGACAGGATCATCCAAAGACGCACAGTCGCTGCGGGTGGATCTGCGTCACGTCAATGTCTATCTGGCCTGGGCGCGGTCGGCCTCAAAATTGGGAAATAAGCCGATCCGGTATCTGTCTCTAGACGAAATCGACAAGTACCCGGAGACCTCGGGGAAAAAAGAAGCATCCCCCATTGCACTGGCAGAGGCCAGAACACGGACTTATCCCCGCAACTGCAAAATTTTTAAATATTCCACCCCCACCGACGAACAGGGCAACGTCTGGCAGGAACTGCAATCATGCCCAGTTTGTTTGCATTATGAAGCAAGGTGCCCGTTTTGCGGTACGTCTCAGCGTATGGTCTGGGGTCAGATAAAATGGGAGGGGGCTGGAGATGCCAACCCGGACACGGTGCAGGCAAAATTTATGGCATATTACGAATGTATTTCCTGCGGCCAGCACTGGGATGACGCACTGAGGGATGAGGCCGTACGCGCAGGTGTATGGCGGGACGAACACGGCAAGTCATGGGAAACAGCGGTCAAACAGTTACAACCCCGTAAAGTAGGGTTCCACCTGCCATCCTGGCTGTCGCAATTTGTCAGCCTGTCGGCATGTGCTGCAGCGTTTTTGCGCGGGCACAATGACAAGACAAAATTGCGAAATTTTTTAAACAACTATGCAGCTGAACCGTGGGTGGAATACGAAGTAGAACGTTCAGAAGATCGAATACTGGCGTTGAGAGATGACAGGCCCCGTGGGCTGGTTCCGGACGAAGCAGAGATTCTGTTGGCAGGGATTGATACGCAGGACAATGGATTCTGGTATTCGATCACAGCTTTCAAGCGGGGGCAGGAGATAGAGTCATGGCAGGTCCGGGAGGGGTTCGTGGATTCGCTGGCCGCATTGGATCAGGTGCTTTTTGTGGATCAATATAGCACGTCGTCCGGCAAAACCTTCATAGTCATGGCTGGTGGGATTGATTCGCAGGGTCATCGGACGGCTGAGGTATACGACTGGTGCAGATTGCACCCCATAATCAAACCCCTGAAAGGGGAACGGTCCATGTCCACGCCCTGGAAGATCTCGAACCTGGACACCTACCCTGGAACATCAAAGCGGATGCCAGGCGGTATTCAGTTGTATCGGCTCAATGTTACCTATTATAAGGACCTGCTTTCCGGGAAACTGGAAATTGACCCGACAGACCCCGGAGCATGGCATCTGCACTCAGAGTATCCGGCAGAATACGCCCGACACTTGACGGCAGAATACAGAGACGACCGTGGATACTGGGTATGCCCGGACCACAAAGACAACCATCTATGGGATTGTTCTGTGTATGTGCTGGCAATGGCCGACGTCTACGGTGTGAAGTTCAAGGCCAGAACAAAGAGCAAACATCGGCAAGCCAGGAAAGCGGGGGGCAACCCGTTCACAGGTGGCCGTAATATATTTGAGAATAAAAGGGGTGCATGAGATATGTCTAGTTCGCAAATTGTCGCAACCGTGGCCACTGCAATCCAAACAGCCTCGAAAGGTGTTGATTTTACCGCAAAGCACGGCGCGGTCTGCCCATGGTGCGGGAAAGAGCGGATACCGATATACTGCACAAGGCCCTGGTCCGGGGATGTGCGGATCAGGTACCATCATTGTAGTAATCCGGATTGTCTGTTGAATCGGCTTGGCGTGGGGGTGAAATCGTTACAGGAGAGCCATTGAAGCCTGGAAGTTTTTAGACGGATTTAACGAAGCTACGTGAAACAGGGTCTAAAAGAAAAGCCCACCACACCGGTGGGTTTTTCTTTTAGACCCGCCCGTTTATCCCCCAAATTAGTACGGTACTAGAATTAGTACGATACTAGCAGTAGTACGAACATGATTGACCTTTTGCGCGGGGCCTGTCTTATCTGTGTGTAAATCAGCTCGAAACACACACGTTGAGGACATACATGGCCACACTGGAAGAGCTACAAGCTACTCTCGCAAAATATGAAACCGCACGCGACTCTGTGCTGACCTCCGGTCAGAAATACGAGATCGACGGCGGACTCTCCTATACTCGGGCAGACCTGCCTGTTTTAGAATTACAAATCGAAAAATTAGAACACAAGATTGCCATGTCGGCCAAGGGTGGGAAACTGACCTTTGGCCGTGCTGTTTTTGGGGGTCGTCGATGAAGAAGAAGCACGACACCTGGACCAGGACCATGGCCGCCGTTATCGGGTTGCTGGCTCCTGCCTCTGCCATATCGTTTGTGCGGTCGCGGGAACAGTTGCGCAGATATACCGGCGCATCCATGGCGGGGCATAATCGTGTCCGGCCATCGCGCAGGTCTGCTGACGCTATTATCTCTCGGGATAATGCCATGTTGGTGGCCCGTGCCCGCGACCTGGTGCGGAACAATGTTGTTGTTGCCGGAGCCATCCGCAAAATTACCAACAACGTGATCCATACCGGCATCAAGCCCCAGGCCCAGATCAGGGACAAAGGCGGGAAACCGTCGCCCATTAACCAGGATATCGAACGGACCTGGAAGACGTGGGACATGTCCAACGAGTTCCGGCAGGTTCAGGAGCTGGTTTTGCGGCATTGGTGGATTGACGGCGAAGTGATAGTCCATCTTTGGATTGACCAGGCCCGTCTTGATGAGGGCGTGTGTCCGCTACGGATGACCATCCTTGAGCAGGACATGCTGGACAACACTGTCCACGGCACCCTCTCCAACGGAAACACCGCAAAGCACGGCATCGAGTTTGACGCAAAGTCCGACCCGGTCGCCTATCATATACTGACCACCCACCCCGGTGATACCGGCATCCTTTCTCTGGGCACAGATACCAAGCGTATCGAAGCTCGGGATATCCTGCATATATTTGTACCCGAACGGGCATCCCAGACACGGGGCGTTTCCTTGATGGCTCCCGTCATCCAAGAGATGGCCGACCTTTCCGAATACCAGGTCAATGAGCGCATTGCTGCACGTCTGGCCTCTGCCTTTGGGATCTTTGTCAAATCCACTACGGATCTCCAGGGGAATGCACTGGGCGGCATCGCTGGTGATGCTGACGAATCCGCAGAACCGGAGATGTCCGATTATATCGAGCCGGGACGCATCCAGTACCTGCCACAGGGAACGGAAATCCAGACCGCAAAATCTGACCGCCCCGGCACCACGTATGAACCCTATGTCAAAACCAGTCTTAAAGAAGCATCTGTCGGGTTTGGTCTGCGCTACGGTAATTTTTCCCACGACTATGCAGATAGCTCGTATTCATCCGAACGCGCGGGCGCCCTGGATGAACGCCGTGGGTGGATTGGCCAACAGCGGGTGATTATCGATAAACTATGTATGCCCGTCATGCGTCGGTTTTTGGAGGTTGCGGCTGCATCCGGCCTGCTCCCTACGGTGGTTATCTCTGCGCCGATCATCTGGCAGACGCCGGGATGGCCGTGGACCGACCCGACAAAGGACAGCAAGGCCGCCCAGATGGAGCTTGATCTGCACGTAACAACCCACCGCAAGATTGCAGCAGCCAGGGGCGATGATTGGGACGACGTTGTGGAGCAGCTGGCCCGTGAGAAACAAATTTTGAAGGAGCATGGGCTCCTGGAGGAAAACGAAAATGAATAACCATGAAAACACCCTCGGTCTGACAACACGGTCTGCCGCCGTTGGTGCATCCAGCTATGACGCCGAGGCTAGAACCATCCGCGCCATTGCAACCACTGACGCACCCACGCAGGTTATCGACTGGGAGCTGTGGGAGATGGTGGACGAGGTGCTCAGGATGGACGGCATGTCCATGCCCGTATCAGGTCAGGTTC